ACTGCCATCGGCATTTTTGATTCTGAATGGGAATGCGGTTACGTTTAGTTGTTGTGCGATTGTTTTCATATTAGTCTTTGATTCTTAATTGCCCGACGTTGATTCCGAGCTTAGCTGCGATCTGTTCCAGCGTTAGTTCAACTTGCTTTGGGCGATTGTCTCTGATCACACCATTGGAGTTTTCAAGATAGATTTCTTTGCCATTGGCATCATGTTCTCTTTTCCACCAAAAGCCAGTGGAGTTTTCACAATAGATTGCATTGCCATTGGAATCATATTCACTTTTGCACCAAGAGCCATAGGAGTCTCCAAAATAGATTGCATTGCCATCGGCATCACGTTCATATCTCCACCAATAGCCATCGGAGTATTCAAAATAGATTTCATTGCCATCTTCATCTTTGATTCTGAATGGGAATGCGGTTACGTTTAGTTGTTGTGCGATTGTTTTCATATTAGTCTTTGATTCTAAGTTGCGATACGTTGATTCCGAGCTTAGCTGCGATCTGTTCCAGCGTTAGTTCAACTTGCTTTGGGCGATTGTCTCTGATAACACCATCGGAGTCTTCATAATGGATTTCTTTGCCATCGGCATCACGTTCGTATTTTTGCCAAAAGCCATAGGAGTCTTCAAAATAGATTTGATTGCCATTGGCATCACTTTCCCGTTTGCGCCAAAAGCCATTGGAGTTTTCATGATAGATTTCATTGCAATTTGCATCACGTTCAAATCTCCACCAAAAGCCCTTGGAGTCTCCGTAATAGATTTCATTGCCATTTGCATCAAATTCCCGTTTCCACCAAAAGCGATTGGAGTATTCATGATAGATTTCTTTGCCATCTTTATCATTGATTCTGAATGGGAAGTCCTTGATCTTTAATTGCTGTGCGATTGTCATAATTTTAGTCTTTGATTCTAAGTTGCGATACGTTGATACCTAGCTTAGCTGCGATCTGTTCCAGCGTTAGTTCAACTTGCTTTGGGCGATTGTCTACGATAACACCATTGGAGTATTTACAATAGATTTCATTGCCATTGGAATCACGTTCACTTTTCCACCAATAGCCATCGGAGTTTTCAAAATAGATTTCATGGCCATTTGCATCAAATTCACTTTTGCACCAAAAGCCCTTGGAGTTTCCAAAATAGATTTGATTGTCATTGGAATCATATTCTCTTTTCCACCAAGAGCCATCGAAGTCTTCACCATAAATTTGACTGCCATCGGCATTTTTGATTCTGAATGGGAATGCGGTTACGTTTAGTTGTTGTGCGATTGTTTTCATATTAGTCTTTGATTCTAAGTTGCGATACGTTAATGCTGAGCTTAGCTGCGATCTGTTCCAGCGTTAGTTCAACTTGCTTTGGTCGGTTGTCTGTAATCACACCATCGGAGTTTTCAAGATAGATTTCATTGCCATTGGCATCAAATTCCCATTTTTGCCAATAGCCATTGGAGTTTTCACAATAGATTTCATTGCCATTGGCATCATGTTCACTTTTCCACCAAAAGCCATCGGCGTTTTCATAATAAATTTCATTGCCATTGGCATCACGTTCATATCTCCACCAATAGCCATCGGAGTGTTCACAATAGATTTCATTGCCGTCGGCATCCTTGATGGTGAATGGGAATGCGGTTACGTTTAGTTGCTGCGCGATTGTTTTCATATTAGTCTTTGATTCTTAATTGTTCAATGCTGATACCTAGCTTATCGGCGATCTGTTCCAGCGTTAGTTCAACTTGCTTTGGTCGATTGCCTCTGATAATACCCTCGTCGTATTTACAATAGATTTCATTGCCATTGGCATCAAATTCCCGTTTGCGCCAATAGCCAGTGGAGTTTTCAAAATAGATTTCTTTGCCATTAGCGTCACGTTCACTTTTCCACCAATAGCCATCGGAGTTTTCAAAATAGATTTCATTGCCATTGGCATCACATTCACTTTTCCACCAAGAGCCAGTGGAGTTTTCAAAATAGATTTCATTGCCATCTTTATCTTTGATGATGAATGGGAAGTCCTTGATTTTTAATTGCTGTGCGATTGTCATAATTTTAGTCTTTGATTCTAAGTTGCGATACGTTGATGCCGAGCTTAGCTGCGATCTGTTCCAGCGTTAGTTCAATGTAGCCATCGGAGTTTTCACAATAGATTACATTGCCATTTGCATCATGTTCTTTTTTGTACCAATAGCCAATGGAGTTTTCACAATAGATTTCTTTGCCATTTGCATCATATTCACTTTTCCACCGAAAGTTATTGGAGTCTTCGTGATAGATTACTTTGCCATTTGCATCACGTTCGCATTTCCACCAAAAGCCATTGGAGTTTTCGTCATAGATTTCTTTGCCATTGGCATCACGTTCACTTTTCAACCAAAAGCCATTGGAGTATTCACAATAGATTTGACTGCCGTTTTTATCCTTGATAGTGAATGGGAAGTCCTTGATTTTTAATTGCTGTGCGATTGTCATATTAGTCTTTGATTCTGAGTTGCGATACGTTGATACCTAGCTTAGCTGCGATCTGTTCCAGCGTTAGTTCAACTTGCTTTGGGCGATTGTCTCTGATAACGCCATAGGAGTTTTCATGATAGATTTCTTTGCCATTGGCATCATGTTCTCTTTTCCACCAAAAGCGATTGGAGTTTCCACAATAGATTTCTTTGCCATTGGCATCAAATTCACTTTTGCACCAATAGCCATTGGAGTATTCACAATAGATTTCTTTACCATCTTTATCTTTGATGATGAATGGGAAGTCCTTGATTTTTAATTGCTGTGCGATTGTCATAATTTTAGTCTTTGATTCTTAATTGTTCAATGCTGATACCTAGCTTAGCTGCGATCTGTTCCAGCGTTAGTTCAACGGGCTTTGGGCGATTGTCTCTGATAACACCATTGGAGTTTTCATGATAGATTTCTTTGCCATCGGCGTCACTTTCACATCTCCACCAAAAGCCATCGGAGTTTTCACCATAGATTTGACTGCCATTGGAATCACGTTCACTTTTCCACCAATAGCCATCGGAGTCTTCACCATAAATTTGACTGCCATCTTTATCATTGATTCTGAGCGGAAATGCGGTTACGTTTAGTTGCTGAGCGATTGTTTTCATATTAGTCTTTGATTCTAAGTTGCGATACGTTGATACCGAGCTTAGCTGCGATCTGTTCCAGCGTTAGTTCAACTTGCTTTGGTCGGTTGTCTCTGATAATACGATCGGAGTCTTCATAATAGATTTCTTTGCCATTTGCATCACGTTCTCTTTTCCACCAATAGCCATAGGAGTCTTCATAATAGATTTCATTGCCATTTGCATCAAATTCACTTTTCCACCAATAGCCATCGGAGTCTTCACAATAGATTTCATTGCCATCTTTATTTTTAATGATGAATGAAAAGTCTTTGATTTTCAATTGCTGTGCGATTGTTTTCATATCAGTCTTTGATTGGATTAGCTGTTTGATGTTCATATTAAGCCCAAGCTGGTGGTTCAAGTTCTAGCACTCCTTCATGGATTGGCGAGAACTTTTTAGTGGAAACTGCTTGCTGCCATTTAGCGACTGCGTTCATGTAGCCTATGCGTCCTTTTTCGATAAACTTCTCGCTCATGCGGATAACTGCCATCTCGTAAGGGTATTGATCCTCAATAAAGAGAAACTCAAACTTGGTGCGTGGTTCTTGCTTACTAAGGCCGTTCACCAAATCAAGATAAATGGCCGATTGCCAATGATAGCCAAAGTTCATAACAAGGCTTTGCATCTGCTTCTCATCCCCAATACTGCTAGTTACCTTTAGGTCAACCAACGTGTCTCCACGGTGCGGAAGTATGTCTATCATGCCCTTTATCAATGTGCCTCCAATTTGGGCGAAAGCAGCAACCTCGTAGTCACAAGCTCCAAGCCCCATGATGTAGTTTGATTCCATCACAGTCTCCTTAATCTCGCTAGCACGTTGCCAATCAATCTCTTTGATAATAGTCTTACCCTCAAGAGCGGTAGCGTCACGCCATTCTTTAGCTTTCTTAGTGCGGAAATCGTCATACTTGGAAAGCACGAATTGTTCCTCAGCTGTCTTAGGCGTAAAGCAAAGCGCGTGGACGAGCGAACCAAATTTCATCCTTTCTGTCACTTCCATTTTCTTGCCGTTGATCCAACCATATGGCGATTTATTAAACGACCATAGCGAACTCTTGCTCACAGGAGCGTCAAGGTTACATGGAGAAGCACTAATGCTGTAATACTCGTTGCCTAGATTCGGAACTAAGCCCATCATAATTTCATTTGGATTCATGTCTTTTTTAGTTAAAGTTTATGCGTTTAAGCTATGCGCATCCCAGCTTTCGGCTTGCCATCTATCTCTAGTATGGTTTGCAAGAAGTTCTTAATATTGGTTAATCTTCTGACTCCTCAATTAGCTCTTGTAAAGATTTATTTTTAGCAGGGGTCAATTTAGCTTTCATTTCTTCCTTAACGTCTGCCGCTGCAATCTTCTCTTCTGGAGTTAGCTTGTTCCATAAGACAGCAAGTTCATCCAACGCTTTAGCAGCTCGTAGGCGCGGAACTGGGTCAACACGGATAGATGCTACTATTGGAGTAATAGATGGTTTTTTGCTTGCAGCGTTGCCGTCATCATCCTCTGGGGCAATGCCACACGTTGCCATCAGCGAGTAGCGTCTAGCATACGTCAATGCACTACCGTAGCCTTGTGGGTCTTGCTTTGCCGCGGGGACTGTCAATACGCCTCCAGATAGCTTCTCCCCACTCTCATGGATAAGAAGCGTCTCAATAGCGACTCCAGTAGCGTTTGGATGAGTGACTTGCAGTAATCCGATTCCGTTCTCGTTTAGCGAGTCAATCACGGCCTCAACAACTGCCGAAAGATCAGCGTAGCGAGACTTGAACTGCGGGTTCGTTGCGGTTTTCAATGCTGGTGCAAAGCCCTTTTGAGATTTGAGGAAAGCAGCGCAAACTTTGCCCTGCGGTTGTGTTTCGGTTTGTTCGTTCATAATGTCTTTTGTTTTGTTTTAAGCGGTGAATTTAGTTGCTATGTAAATAGCCATTGATATGAATAGGAAGATCATTCCAAGTTGAATTGTTTCTTGTGTCATAGTTTTACTTCTCAATAGGTGATTCCGCCATCAAGAACGGCAGTTTCTCGGTTACTTCCTCAAGAATCAATCTCAATCGGTAAGCATGGCTAGGTAGCTCACTCAATGCTGCCACTCGGTGGCGAGCGTGGCATACCTGTTGCGCAGACTTCCAGCTAAGTAGCGTAGCTGTTGCCTGGAGGGTTGTGCCGCGACTCCAAAGCGTAGCAATGATGTTGCGCGGTGTCGTGCTTGTATGCTTGTGATTGCGGCTCAATACCAATAGCGGGTCAGCGTTGAAATGCCGACAAACTATCTCGACTAGTGTGTTAAATTGTTCATTCATGTCTTTTTCTTCTAATTTGTGCTTTGTTTTTATATTTATTGACGAAAAAGTATTGAAAAACAATTGTTTTTCCAATGGTCAGTCGGAGAAATTTAAGTAATAAACATTTTAAATTAAGTTTTCAATATTTATGGTTTTATTTTATAATATTTATGATACTATTAAAAAGGTAACACCAGCCCTTGACATAAAATTAAGACTGTCTTGCAGTCGATTTGATATTGAAACTTGAATTGAAGTCCGTTTGTTTTAGAATGTGCAGCCTAAACTGCAAAGTATGAATGAGAAAAAAGAAAAAAATATGTTTCGATGGATCATATTTTACCTCGGACTGATATTTGCCTTTTTGCCTGGATGGGGGGTCTGCATGAAAATAAATGATGAAACTATTTGAAAGAAGAAAAAAACGGATAAAATATTGATTAGAAAAATG